ATGGGAGCACAGATGAGCAAGAACACCGCTGGGTCTCATACCACCGGCACCTATGCTGCGGGAGGGTCGTCAATTAATTATACTAATATAAATTACTACTCCCATTCAGCCAGCGCTAGTCAGAATAAACAAGACTTTAGCCAGGACCCTAGCAAGTTTACCCAGCCAGTTGTTGATGTGATGAAAGAGGCAGCCGTCCCGCTAAAGTCCCCCTCAGCTGAGGCTTGTGGGTATAGTGACAGAGTGGCCCAACTAACTCTTGGAAACAGCACAATTACAACACAGGAGGCCGCGAACATTACCGTTGGTTATGGCGAGTGGCCTTCCTACCTTAGTGATCTTGATGCCACTGCTGTAGATAAGACAACCAAGCCAGGAGTGTCATGTGACAGGTTTTATACTCTCCCAACGAAGAAGTGGGAGGACTCTTCTAAAGGGTGGGAGTGGAAGTTGCCAGATGCACTTACCGAATTGGGTGTTTTTGGACAGAATTCACAGTACCACTACTTGTATAGGTGTGGCTGGGTAGTGCATGTGCAATGCAACGCAACTAAATTTCACCAAGGATGTCTTTACGTTGGGATGGTCCCAGAACACCAACTTGGAACTAGAAAGGAACCTACATTTGAGCAGGTAATGCCTGGGAAAGGCGGAATTGAGATGACACACACCTATGAATTTGATGACGGGACTAGCTTTGCTAACGCACTTATTTACCCCCACCAGTGGATTAACCTGAGGACAAACAATTCCGCAACAATTGTTGTGCCATACATGAATGCCATACCCATGGATTCCCCTATACGGCACAGCAGTTGGTCCCTTATAGTTGCCCCAATTACATTTTTGCGGCATGCAACAGGAACAACGCCATTCGTAGCAGTGACTGTGACAGTAGCTCCAATGTTCAGTGAGTTTAGCGGGTTAAGGCGAGCCATAGTACAGGGGATTCCCACCATGGCTACACCTGGTTCATTTCAATTCCTTACCACTGATGAAGACTCAAGCCCATGCGCGTTACCTGATTTTTGCCCCACCCAAGAGATTCATATTCCAGGAGAGGTCACGAACTTGCTGGCCATGTGCCAGGTGGAATCCATTGTTGAAATCAACAATGTGGCAGAAAAATTTCGCAATAACCGACTTTTGCTTCCAGTTAACACACAGGCCGAACCAGACCAACAATTGTTTGCCCTTAATTTGAGCCTGTCCGAAGGTAGCGTGCTATCCAAGACTTTAGTTGGCATTATTTGCAGCTATTATACCCAGTGGAGTGGCTCCCTTGAGCTAACCTTTATGTTTACAGGAACTTTTATGACCACAGGGAAGATTCTCCTTGCATACTCACCTGCCGGTGGTTCTGCGCCCACCAGCAGGGAAGATGCTATGCTCGGCACACATGTCATCTGGGACTTTGGTCTGCAGAGCTCCATTACCCTAGTAGTGCCATGGATTAGTGGTGGCAACTATAGAGGAGTCTCGTCCACCAATGCTTATGAATATTATCAAGCAGGGTATGTGACTGGGTGGTACCAAACAAATATGGTAATACCACCAGATTTTCCATCAGAGGCCAATATTATCTGCCTTGTGGCCGCCCAACCAAATTTTTCACTTAGAATTTTGAAAGATAGACCAGACATGGATCAGACAGCAGCATTGCAGGCCCCACCGATTGAGGCAGCGCTAAACAATCATATTAACCACACTGTTTCCAACGCGTTGACCGCGGCGAATACTAACGAGAGCTCCCACAACATTTCCACGTCAAGTACGCCAGCACTTCAGGCAGCAGAGACAGGCGCCACCTCCAACGCGTCTGACGAAGGCATGATTGAGACTCGCAGAGTTATTAACACCAATGGGGTACAGGAAACTAGCGTTGAAGCTTTCTTTGGTCGTTCAGGCCTGGTGACCATAATGACTTTATCCACGGGTGATACCCGCACAGTGTGGCAAATAAATTTCAGAGAGTTTGTTCAATTGAGGGCTAAATTTGATCTTTTCACTTATGCGCGATTTGACATCGAATTCACACTGCTGGCAACCTTTACCAAGAGTAATTCTAGCTCTGCTGCCCCAGTACAGCTTCAAGTGATGTATGTACCACCCGGTGCCATTGCACCGACTGACCAGGACACATACCAATGGCAGACGGCTGCCAACCCGTCAGTGTTTTTCCAAGCTAATGGGGTCCCGGCAAGATTCAGTATTCCCTACGTGGGGACCGCCAGTGCTTATTCATTCTTTTATGATGGGTACAGTCAATTTGGTGGGGAAGCGCCAGGCACCAGCTACGGCGTTTTGGGCTCAAATGGCATGGGTGCCTTGGCACTGCGTGCATTAGCCCCTCTGGTGGATGGAGAGTCCGTGAAATTGCGAGTGTATGCCAAACCTAAGCATACCAGAGTTTGGGGCCCCAGAGCACCACGTATCAGGCCATATTTATATAAGGCAAGCAATGTTTTCACAGCTGAAACCAAGATGGTACCAGATAGAACTAGCATCACAACCACCGGGGCTTTTGGTCAACAGAGTGGTGCTGTCTTTGTTGGCAATTATAAGATTATGAACAGGCACCTCGCCTCTCAGGTAGAATGGGACAGTCTTGAATGGGAGGATTATAATAGAGATGTAATCGTTTCCAGAGTAAATGCCCATGGTGCAGATAAATTGGCTAGGTGTAAGTGCAATGCTGGGGTTTATTATTGTAAGTCTAGAGGTAAACATTACCCAGTGATTTTTGAGGGCCCAGGAATTCAGTGGATTGATGCCAATGATTATTATCCTGCCAGATATCAGTCACACATCCTTTTAGGAATAGGCTTTTGCGAGCCCGGTGATTGCGGTGGCATTCTCCGTTGTCAACATGGTGTCATCGGAATCATCACAGCAGGCGGACCATCCCTAGTGGCGTTTGCTGATCTTAGGGACCTTTTCTGGATCGAACACGAGGCCATGGAACAAGGAATTGCAGACTATGTCAGAGACCTTGGTAACAGCTTTGGTCAGGGCTTTACAGATGAGATCTCTAAATTCACCGAACAACTTAAGGAGCTCATGACTGGCGCTGATGGGTTGGTGGAGCTTTGCATAAAAACCTTTATTAAGGTGGTTTCTGCTATCGTCATCGCCACCAGAGCGGAGGGTGACGTTCCCACTATTTTGGCCACCCTCGCTCTTATTGGGTGTGATACCAGCCCATGGAGATGGCTTAAGAAGCAATTCTGCGGCATCTTCAAAATTCCCTATGTGGAAAAACAGGGGGACGATTGGATTAGAAAATTCACCTCCTACATCAACGCCTTTAAAGGCCTTGATTGGGTTGGGGAGAAAATCATGAAGTTTATTGATTGGCTCAAGAACAACCTAATCCCCCAGGCAAAGGAAAAAGTTGAGTTCACCACCAACCTGAAATCCCTCCCGCTGCTCGAGGCCCAGATTGCTACCCTGGAACATGCCTGCCCCACAACGGAGCAGCAGGAGACCTTATTTGGAAATGTGCAGTACCTGGCCCATCACTGCCGCCGATATGCCCCACTGTATGCTGCAGAGGCAAAGAGGGTGTTTGCCCTGGAAAAGAGAGTGTTAGGATACATACAGTTCAAGAATAAGCAACGAATTGAACCTGTATGTCTTCTGATACATGGGACAGCCGGAACAGGGAAGTCTTTGGCAACATCAATCATCGGTAGAAAGCTTGCAGAATATGAACATTCCGAAGTTTATGCCATCCCTCCGGATAGCGACCACTTTGATGGGTACCAACAGCAAGCCGTGGTTGTAATGGATGATCTAAACCAAAATCCGGATGGAAAAGACATGGTTGCTTTCTGTCAGATGGTTTCGACTGTACCATACCATGTGCCAATGGCCGCACTTGAAGAGAAAGGAATGCTGTTTACCAGCGCCTACGTGCTGGCCTCAACCAACAGCGGGTCCATCCACCCACCAACTGTTTCCAACTCCAAGGCCCTTTCCAGAAGGTTTGCCTTTGATGTGGACATTGAGGTTTCTCCAAATTATAAAACAGAGAGCAACACCCTGGATGTGGTCAAAGCGACTCAGTCATGTGATGATTGCTGCCCAGCAAATTTTAAAAAGTGCATGCCACTGGTGTGCGGAGAGGCTTACACGCTGGTGGACAGGAGAACCAAGATTAGATACTCCATTGATCAAATGATTTCAGAAATGAGGCGAGAGTGGCAGCGCCGCAACAGGGTAGGTTCAGTGATCGAAGCCCTGTTTCAGGGACCCCCACAGTTTAAACCACTTAAGATTTCTGTAGACCCTGAGGTCCCACCCCCACCAGCAATTGCCGATCTTCTCGCTAGTGTTGATTCAGAACAGGTCAGGGAGTACTGCAAGCAGAAGGGTTGGATTGTTGAGGTCCCAGTTACAGCAATGACTTTGGAGAAGAACGTGAATATTGCAGCCACAATCATGTCTAGCTTGATTTTGCTGACCTCAGTGATCACCTTAGTATACTTGGTGTATAGGCTATTTGCTGGTTATCAGGGTCCCTACACCGGGCTCCCAAATAAGAAGCCAAAAGCACCAGTCCTCAGAGAGGTCAAGGCACAGGGACCTTTGATGGATTTTGGCGTCAGCATGATGAAGAAGAACATTGTTACGGTGAGAACTGGATATGGGGAATTTACGGGCCTTGGTGTCTATGACACCGTGTTGGTTCTCCCTAGGCATGCTCACCCAGCAGAGCAGGTTATGATTGACGGAGTGGAAACCCCAGTCTTAGATGCCTACAATTTAACAGATGAAGAAGGTGTCTCCCTTGAATTATGCCTGGTTACTCTTAAAAGAAATGAAAAGTTCAGAGACATCAGAGCCATGATACCTGAAAATCCCAGTGGAACCAATGAGGCGGTGGTTTGTGTTAACACCAGCTCATTCCCAAATGCCTTTCTTCCAGTTGGGAAAACCGAATACTACGGTTATTTGAATTTGGCAGGCAATCCTACCCATCGTACCATGATGTACAATTTTCCAACAAAGGCGGGACAGTGTGGTGGTGTGGTACTTTCCATGGGCAAGGTGATCGGTGTACACATTGGCGGCAACGGTGCTCAAGGTTTTTGCGCTGCTTTGAAAAGGTCGTACTTCGTGAAGCAGCAAGGAAAGATAGAGTGGATGGAAACCAACAAGGAATCCGGCTACCCCGTCATTAATACTCCCGCCAAGACGAAGTTGGAACCTAGTGTCTTTTACGAGGTCTTTGAGGGGAAGAAAGAACCAGCTGCCCTCCACCCAAGGGATCCGAGGCTTGAGACTGACTTGGAAACAGCGCTGTTCTCCAAATATACCGGCAATGTGGATATTGATATGCCAGAGGAGATGAAGGAGGCAGTAGATCATTATGCCAATCAGCTTCTTAGTTTGGCCATTCCCACTGAGCCCCTGTCAATGGATGAGGCCATTTATGGGACAGAGGGGCTTGAAGCGCTAGATTTGACCACCAGCGCAGGATACCCATACGTGGCAATGGGTATCAAGAAAAAGGATATTTTAAACAAGGAAACCAGGGACACCAAGAAGATGCAAGAGTGCATTGATAAATACGGTTTGAATTTACCCATGGTGACTTACATCAAGGATGAGCTTAGATCCAAGGAAAAGGTTAAGAAAGGCAAATCTAGGCTCATTGAGGCATCCAGCTTAAATGATTCAGTTGCAATGAGGTGTTTTTATGGCAACCTATATAAGGCATTCCACCAGAACCCCGGGACGGTAACCGGTTGTGCCGTTGGCTGCGACCCAGATGTCTTCTGGAGTAAAGTTCCAGTGATGATGGATGGTGAGCTATTTGGGTTTGATTATACAGCATATGATGCTAGCCTGTCACCGCTGATGTTCCAGGCCCTGCAGATGGTTCTTGAGAAAATAGGATTTGGGGCAGGTAAGCATTTTATAGACAATCTGTGCTGCTCCCACCACTTGTTTAAAAATAAGCATTATTACGTGGTAGGGGGAATGCCCTCAGGGTGCTCTGGCACTAGCATTTTCAATTCTATGATAAATAACATTATAATTAGAACCGTGGTCCTGCAAACATATAAAGGAATAGAATTGGACCACCTTAAGATAATTGCATATGGGGATGATGTAATTGCTAGTTACCCATATCGCATTGACCCCGCCGAATTGGCCAAGGCAGGGGCCAAACTAGGACTACACATGACACCACCAGATAAGTCTGAAACATATGTGGACCTGGACTGGAGTAATGTCACTTTTCTAAAAAGAAGCTTTGTTCCAGATGAAAAATATCCATTCCTCATACATCCGGTTATGCCCATGTCTGAGATTCACGAGTCCATTAGATGGACACGCGACGCACGACACACACAAGATCACGTGCGCTCGCTCTGCTTGCTGGCGTGGCATAATGGTAGGAAGGAGTATGAGGAGTTCTGCAGAAAGATTCGCTCAGTTCCAGTTGGGCGCGCATTGCAGCTGCCATCATACTCCTCCCTGCTAAGGGAGTGGTATGATAAGTTCTAA